CGCCGCCACCGCCGCGCCGAGCTGCTGTAGCTGCTGCTCCTGCACCTGCTCGGCCTGCTGCTGCTCCGCGACGGCTTGCCCGACGCCGGCCAGTTGCTGGGAAATTCCCTGCCCGGCCTGCTGCATGGCCTGCTGAACGATCTGCACGGTCTGCTGCCCTGCCGCCTCAAGGGTCTGCTTCTGCTGCTCGTCCATGGCGCCCTTCACCTGCTCGGAGAACTTGGTGAGCAATTCGCTGACTTGGTTCGCTTGCTCTTCCTGCGGCGCAGTGGTGTCGATGTTCTTACCCTTGAGGTGAAACTCTTTTGGCAGGCCCATCGCAATGACAATCTCATTGATCAGCCCAACAGTCTGGACCGGCCCAATTGACTGAATCAGCACCGGGTTTCCAGCGATGGCTGCAACGATCTTGCTCATCGCATCCGCAACCTGCGAGTTGTCGATGCGCGTGGAGGCGTCACGCGTGGAGGCGAATGACTCAAGCTGCAATGCGGACTTTGAACCTTTCACCGTCCTCATCGGATCGGGATCGTTGGGGTCCACGCCTTCGTCCTGAATCGTGAACTTCAGTGTGTCCATGAGCTTCTTGAACTCGGCCTCTGTGGCGGCGAAGGCAGAGGACACCCCGACCGTGATGCTGTCATCGGCGTGCGCCATCGTGGCGTCGTAAATCATGCACTTCTTGGCGTAAACCGCATCGTCGATGAACGAGCCGGTGAGTTGGACGCGATTGGAAACGTACTGCTGGATGATGCGGCTCTCCGTGGCACTCTGCTCGTGTGAGGCTGGCTGGCCAAGCTCCTGAGAGGAGAATTGCAGGACTCGCTCCAGCATATCGAGGACGCCAGAGATGACGGCTGCGAGTTCCGCTGTATTGTGGTGCGTGAGCTGAGGGCTGAAGAACGCCTCGCGCTGGTTCTCGTTGAACCTGTACCGCTCGGTAGAAGAGAAGTCGATGTAGTTGCGACCGCCGTACAATTTGTTGCCCTGGTTTCTCAGCTTCCTCATCGACTCTTCATTTATTTTGTCTTTGTCGTAGAAGACTGGATTATTGAGATTTTCCCGCACCGCCATGATCCACTGTGAGAAAAGATTCCCGATGTGGTCCTGAAACGGCAGGGCCTCCAGAGCCAGAGAATTAAACCGCGACTTGTTGAAGTCTGCGTCGTAGGCCGAGGTCGGAAGCCTGTCGAAGGCCAGCGGTTCGGCATAGAGCACAGCGTTGTCGCTCGCCATGACGAAGCGAAACCACACCGGATACTCGTACGTCCCCAGTCCGTGCTCCTTCGGAATGATCCGCTGGAAATGCTGTGTCTTCAGCGCCGCCGCGTCGTAGTCGTTCGTGTTGTAGTAGGTCTGGCCAAGCTCTGATTCGCGGTCTAGTGGTCCTGTGCCGCCAAGCCCGCGCTGCGTCAGATCGGGGAACTTCATCTGGCATGGGAAGACTTGCTCCAAGAAGTCGCTCGTGCCGCCGAGATCGAACCAGCCCATGGAGCCGAAGGAGATCTTGTCCTTGTTCCAGTAGAGCGGATGATCCTTGATCGATCCGTACCGGCAGAGTTCCCAGTAACCCGCGTACTCGCAGCCTGTGTTTGAGTTCAGCGTGCTGAGCCGATGGTAAAGGTCGTAGTAAACACGGCTCGGGTGCGGTAGGTTGAAGCGCAGCCCCTCGCGAACGATCTTCTCCTTACCTGATCCGTCCTCCTGCTTCTCCGCGAACCACGCCTCACGCGGAAACTCGATGCAGAAACCATAGTGCAGCGTTTGGAGGATGTGCTGCCGCAGGTCGGCCTTGTAGTCGAACTGCGTGGACTGCTTCTGGACGAGCTGGGTTAGAATTTCACAGCGCGCCCGATTCTCCTTTGTAAACTGCACTGGCTCGTACTTGAGCAGTGGAACGAGGTCTCTCTCGTTGAAAAGTTTCGCCCAGCGGATCGTTACGTAGGCGATGACGAGTGGAACGAAAATGTTCGTGAACACCGGCAGGTTGATGAGCTTCTCCGGCTTCCCGTTGGCGCCGCAGCAAACATTGCCGTTCGCATCGATCTTATCAGGCAGCATGTGCGCCAGCCCCCAGGAGTTCACTGTCTCCAGCACCGCCTTGTCATCGGGCTTTGAGGAGAGGAGGCCACGTAGCTGCGTGAACGAAATCTGGTAGAAGTCTGTATCCCTCGCCCAGTCGAGCGCGCGGAAGAGCCGGTAGTCCCTGCGGTTTCGATCAATGCCGGCCCGGATCGAATCTCGGATCTGATTGCAGAGCTTCTTCACCAACGGCTTCTTCTCAGCAACACCATCCTCAATCGTGAACAGCGGCTTCAGACTCTTGGGATCGAGCCCGTGCGTGGTGATGAGGCGTTGGTAGGGAACAGCCATTGGAAATTACCCAATCCTCCGATATGGGGCCGCTGCCTTACTCGCCGACTCCGCAACCTTTCCGACTTGCCCAAGTTGCTCGCGCAGATCTGAAATCTCCTTACCCATGTTCTCGATCTTGACTGCCATGGTCATCATTGCCTCCCACGCGAACGCTTGCCCATGAGACGAAGGCGCGTGAGCCTTAAGCAATCCCGCGTAATGGCTGCTGATTTGCGAGAGAGTCATCAGTATTTCACAGCCACCGCCGGCTTGGCTGGTGGTGGAGCTTCTTCGGCATCGACTGCCGCTTCACCGTCCGCTTCCATCGGTCGCGATTCCTCGCTCTCGTTCGTCACCTCAGCAACATGGAAGGTCGCCGCTTTCGGGTCCGAGCCGATCTGCTGGATGCGCAGGCGGACCTCGTACTGTCCGCCGTTCTTCCAGGCCGAGACCATCTCGTCCACCGCCTTGTCACTCCGGTCTAACGTTAGCGTTGAAGCCATAATTCGCCTTTATCGTTGTAGTCCAAGGCAAGTCATGCACCCTTTCTGGGAATGATCAAGACCAATGAGCGGGGCTTTGTTTACGACGACGCCAAGACGCCGATGTGGCTCCCGCCGATCAATCCCAAGCAGTTCGAGATTTTCCAGTGCTTCAAACGGTACCCGCTGGTCCACGGCCCAAGAAAGTCCTCGAAGACTTGGGGCATCATTCACAAGGTGATACGCCACGCTTTCGATACCGACGGCGCCATGTTCGGGATCGTCTGCAAGACCATCAAGAACGCCAAAGCTTCCGGTGTCTGGACATTGCTGGAGAAGGTGATGCTGCCGTTCTGGGAACATGGGATGCCAAGGCATCGCTGGGAACCGTGGATGCCGGCCGCGTGGAAGGATGGCTGCCCTGGATTCCGGGTCGTGGAAGGACCGAAGACCACTGGCGACACCAAGATGTCGTTCGTCCGGATTCGGAATCGCCACGGGTCACTGTCTGAGATTCAGTGCCACTCCCTGGAGCATGACAGCGAGGTGGAGGCGAAGTTCAAAGGACCGATGTATTCCGGATTCTGGCTCTCCGAGTTCGACCAGTACCTCAAGAGTCGAGACTCCTTTGACATTTTCTGCGACGCGCTCCGAATGCCGAACGTCCCGTACGATCAGCACCAGATCATCTGCGACTGCAACCCGCCGGAGTCCGGGCCGAATAACTGGATGCACGATCTCTGGTTCAAGTTTTTAGACACCAAGCCGGAGAGCGACGAAACCGAGGAGGACAAGATGATGAGGGAGCAGCTCCATCGCATCCTCATCATGATCGAAGACAATCCGCAGTTGGACCCGAAAGAGAAAGCCGATCTCTATTCACGCTACAAGAAGCGCATCACGTTGTTCAATCGTTTCTGCAAAGGGCTCTGGGAGCAGGACATCACCGACGGGTTTTTCTCCGATGTCTACGACGAGGGGATTCATGTGCTCGGCAAATCTGATGGACCTCCAGAGGAACGCTCAGCGATTGTCCCCACTCCGGCCTGCAAGGTTCTTCTCTCCGGCTGGGACGCGGGTCTCTCCAAGAATCACTCGTTCCACGTCGTCGAAAAGATCACCAACGAAGTCAAGGGTGAGGATGAAAAAATGCGCAGGCTGGTCTCCTTCGCTGCCCTCGATGAGTTCGTCATCATCGCCACGTACATGTCGATCAAGGAATTCACCTGGGAGTGCCTCCGCAAGATCAAGTTCTGGACTGACTGGCAGCTCAAGCACCACAACGTCGTCATCAAGTGGCGGCACTGGTCGGATACCGATGCGTTCGAGAAACGCGCGGCAGCAGATCGCACCACGGCCTCCATCGTCTACGAGGCATCCAGCGGGCAGATCGATTTAGCCGGCGCCCCGAAGTACAAGAACTCGCAGAGGGAAAGAGTCCAGCTTGCGTGGCAACTCCTCTACGAACGGCGCATGTTCATCTCAGCCCAACTCACGGCGACACGGACCATGATCGCAAACCTGAGAGAGGGCACTGGGAGTGACTACATCAAGAAGAGCATTCACAAGCACCCCTTTGATTCGCTCACCTACCCCATCGCCGCAGAAGCACCAGCCGATATGGTCAAGAGCGCGGAGCTGACGACAGCGAATAAATCGACTTCGGGGCTGGTGATTGCTGGAGTGTAGCATCCAGCCAGTCTATCGCCGACAGGGACGCGAATACGACGCAGTTGTCGTTGGCGTGCTTTGGCGCATCCTCTTCGTTGAAGAATTCCTTCTGCCAGATTCCATCTTTGGACTGCTTGTACGAAACGTACCTGTACGCCTGTATCGGCTCGTGGGTCTCTAGCTTGTGCGTATCTACTCCCGGCAACTCCAACCTCCTCCGAAACGCAATCTCTGGCGCAATAGCCACCGCAGCGACCACGGCGGCGAGGCGCTTGAAGAAGGAGCGGCGGGAGTTCATTCGGCGACTTTGACCTGAGACTTGAGAAGCTCTACAGTGTTTTTGAAGGCCCGCTGCAACAGCTCGTCCGACAGCTTCAGCTCATAGACACTCCCGCTTCGGGCCATCCCGGCCATCACACAGTCAGCGATATGCTCCAGCACATCGAGCAGGTTTACGTCTGGCGGCACGCCGTCCGCCTTGTCGAGGTGGTGCCGGTGAATCGCGCGGTGATTGTCCCACCAGCCGGTCTCCTTGAAGCCCGTCACGAAGTCTTTGTGGAACCAATCGATCTCGGTGAGCTTGTCGTAGTCGTGCTCGCCCGCCGCCTCGACAATCTTTCCAGAGAAGAAGGCCAGCGCCTTTACCACGTCGCCGATGTGCTGGCGGCTAGATGCGAGCAGCACTGCCTTGGGAGTGTTCGCGAAGTCGCAGGTGCGAGTATCGGCTGTTGGCGATTTGCTGACGGCGATCATTAAATTGGGAGCAGGGGGAAGATTTGAACTTCCGACCTTTTGGTTATGAGCCAAACGAGCTACCAGACTGCTCTACCCTGCCGTAAAAATTGGGGCCGGTTCGATGTAAGGGCACGGCACGCATTACCCAGCGTGTTGATACCGTGGACCCAAATCGCGGATGCACCGGCAAGCACCGTGTCTCTCGTTTTTAGAAAGGCGAACCATCTCTGGGAAATCTCAGTACCCACGAAAGCTCTTCCGCTTCGCCGCCTTCTTCCGCTTCAGTTTGCGATGTGGCTTCTTCATGGGCCGGACAATGGGGCGTTGACCCGGTGGGGTCAATCCGTATTTCTGCGTAGGAATTCTGGCTTGTAGTTGTTTTAACTACAGCTAAGGCTTCGCGCGATGAACGCACTCACTAAAACCACGGACGGCGCAGTGGCGACCGCATCAACGCTCCCTGTCACTGACATTGAGGTCACGGCGGAGAACCCGGACGAAATGCAGCAGTGTCAGTCGGCCTTGATCGATTGGTGCGAACGGAAAGTGATGGCGGTAAGGGCTGAAGCCGCTGAGCTGACATCGGCTGCCGCCATCGCAGTGAAGAACAAATGGCGGGCCTCAACGCTCCAGCGCCATGCCGTCCTCGCCGAAAAACGGGTGAGCTTTTACGAGCGCATCCTTGCCGCCCTCAGGGCCGGCTACCAAATCATTCCGGACCTGCCGGCGACCATCTTTGCGATTCGCACGGACAAGAAAAAGCCCAAGGCGATGTACAGATACGAGGAGACTTGGAGCGATAGTGAGCCGGGTGTCTACAAGGAGCAAGAGGCGAAACAATTACCCGCCGGAGAAGGTGATTACAAAAACCCGCTCCCGGCGGCGCGGATAGATGACAAGGGCGAGGTGGTAAAGAAGGATGGCACCAAGCGCCATGTCTGGGCTCACTGGGCCGATAAGTGGAGGGAGGTTGAGTTTCCGTTCCAAATGGCCAAGCCAAAGATTATGGAAGCGACCACGCGGGCGATGCTGCTGAAGATTTTTGACGACATCGGCATCGTGGATGATCGAAGAGGCGATCCGATTATTGTTGCCCGAATCCGGCGCCCAGCTTGGAACAAATACGACCAGCGTCGCGTCGCCTTCATCATCGGCTGGCACCTCAACACGCGCGACCTATGAGCGACACCCGCACTGAAGCCATCCACAAAGCCGCCACCGAGCTGGTCGAGGAGTTGCTGAGCGCCGCAGGTGAAAACGGTGGCGAGCGCTGGACCAGCATTGTCACCAGAAAGTTTGACGGTTGGGCCGATCCAAAACTGGTAAAGGAACTCCGCGACATTCTCCTGCGCGTGCGGGTGCTGCTGGAGGAGGATGTGGACGATCTTGGCCCCATCGTTGGGACGCGCCACGCCGCCAGCATCGAGGAGATTGACAGGCTGTTGCAGGTGACGAAACTCCCTCAATGAGCACTGAAGCCAAAGCCAAGCCCTTAAAGGACTGGTTCACCTTCGAGTACCGCTGCCTGGTGTGCGGCAGGAAGATCGGCATTGATGCGTTTCACACGACGCTTCGGAACCACCTGTGGAACCACTGCGAGGATGGCGTCATGGAAAAGATCGACCACGAGATGTACCGGCAGGTAAAGGCTGATCCAGTTGGCTTCCCCGGCATCCTGCTACCGAAGGAGATGGTATGGAGCGAATGAAAAATAAGGACTACCTGTGGCGCGCACGGCGCGAGTATGAGGGTCTGAAAGAGGCGATGCGGTGGCGCAAACGAGCTGAATGCGCTCTGTTGATCGCCGTAATGGCGCTATGCCTCGCCGTTGTGGGTCTGGCCATGGTTCTTGGGTGGCTATGAGAAGCCCCATCCTCTTCATTGCCCGACTCATCATGGCCCTTCTGCTTGTGGCGCTGTGGATGTGGAAGGTTGTGCTGCCGGTGTTGTGTCCGTGGTTGTTTCCATGAGGGAGTTGGTACAGCGCCTCATCGCCCAGGGCCTGATTGGCTTCAGGGCGCGCCTGCCCGCTGCTGAGCCACCGCCCACCCCGCCGACACAACCAAGGCGCCCACGAACCACCCCCGAGCGCCGGGCCTACAACGCAGAGAGGCAGCGAAGGAGGCTGGGGTACCAGCCCTGGAAGCCGAGAGGTTCTGGGAGGCCACCCAAGGACTCAGGATTCTGCCGGTGGTGCGGAGTGACTGGCGGGCAGCACACGGAGGGTTGCAAGAAGAAGGCCAGAATGTTCCACAGAGAAGCGATGCTTGCTGCCGGTGATTCTTAAAATGCTGTGGGTTAGATACCTGGGTCTTCGAGCGGGGTCTCCGGCGATGAATGTTCCACAGGTTTGTCGTGCATGGGGTCAGAGAGGCGGTCATCACCGGTTTTCTCGAACTGGCGCTCGCGGTTGGAGCCGCCTTTTCCGGACTTCCGATATTCCCGCTGTTTGTCCCGCTTGTATTCACGGCGGTTGGCCTTCATCATCAAATCCTGGTAGTGCGCGCCGTTAAGGATCAGCCAGCCGTCGGCAACCCTTTCAATCCTGCGCCCTTCAAAGGGCTGGGGCTCCAGCCTCCGCGTGTCCGGGCTGCTGAGCACCTTTAACGCCTCCAAGGTTTCAGCCTCCGTCTTGCGAGCCCACCTGGAGATGTTGAAGGCGGAGCCGCGAACGACGTGATCTCTGTCCTGCTTGGCCAGCATGGTGATGAAGATCTTGACTACGTAGTCCGGCTCCTCCCAGAGAGAGCTGTCGGTGATCTGGCTCCAGATCGGGTTGTAGCGGTTCATTGGCCAAGAAGGTAAAGCGGAGGTTAGGATGTTGTCAACAGTGGATATTGTGGACCGCTGTGGACACATGGAGGACTACAGTGTGGACAATTTGAGGACACCTGAATACTGAAAGCAGGGGGTACAGGGGGAGGATGACCAACAGCACAGGAGCCGTCCTACCTCGCCGGCACACCAAATCTCCATCGCTTCGCTGGGAGATTTGCTTATGCCGGCTGCGGCTATTGGAGGAATCAAACCCTATCGCAGAGGTTCTTGATGGAAGTAAGGCAGGAAGGTTGACGCCAAGGATGGCTTGGAGTAGAGAACGAAACCGTATATACCGCACAGCGACACCCAGGGGCCACCCCGCGATCCCCATGGGGTCGGATGCTCTGGGCCGTCCGGCCGGTCAATCCGCTCCGTTGCGGCCGCCCGTCCGGCTCAATAGGCTGGCAAGTAGGGTGCATGACTGAACCTCTAAGTGGTTCGGATAGAAGGGGTTCCGTTAACGTTAACGTGGGAATTTCACACCTTGGCGCTGAACATTAGAATTTTCTAATGATTAGATCGGAACCTCTCACTAGTGGAGCGGGAGGTGGAGCTTTCACCTTGCTGCCGTATCCTCCTGGACAAGCTTTCCTTGTTCCCCGATACCGTCTAGCAACTACCTTGCCAGCTAACCGTTTGACTCTCAGTCTGCAACGTTAACGCAACTTTATCCACAATTCTATCAGACAAGTATTGACTCCAAGATCTCCCGGGATTACAAGGGATATCGTCAGTATTTGCTCTTTCACAGTCGATGGTTCGGGATTCCGCAAAGGTTGGTACTCGAGCGCGCTTTTAGCCGCACTAGCGTTGAAGTCACTCCCAACTGGCCGATGAAACTTCCATCGACACTGAATCGTTCGAGTAGTGACTCCGGTTTGCTGGCATGGTCTCCATGAGACCGTCAACTAGCCTCTCGGTTGAATCACTTCCCGCAGGTCCGCTCCCGTGGACCTGTCCAGTCGCCAGTCTGCCGCAATGCTCCCGTTCAAGGCCGGGAGTTATCGTCAGACCCCAAAGCAATCGTTTGCAGCTTTGCTGGCCATCCTCAGTTGACTCTGAGAGCGTGCCAGTATCGCGCGGGCAAGGGCGCAAGGGTTAGTGTTCCCTGGTTGTTCTCCGTTCACTACAGGCGTACCACTAGTCAATTCCGCGAGGTTCACCGTTACCCTTTGGGTGGCGGATGAACGAGGCGGATCACGCATCGGTCGATAGTAAAACGCGCTTTCAATTCCTTCCCCGCTCAATGGTCTGCTTTGATCCGAGTGCCACGTTGGCAACCGGGAGCGGAACAGGCGGGAAGGGAGAGAAAGAATAGGAACATGAAAAGCACGTTTACACTCAACCTACACGTTGAATTGATGCTGGACTCAGCGAAGTACGATACCGCCAAGCTAATCAATGCGGTACAGGCCAGCCTCAACTCGGCTGCCGTGGACAAAGAGACTGCCACACGGGGAAACGTCCGACTGGTAGCCAAGGGGAAGGATTTCCGATTCAGTGAAGGAAATCAGATTCAATACCTCGGCAAGTCGGATGCTCCGGCTCGGTTCGCGCAATGGCATGATGATACTGCCCGGTCGTTCAAGCGGAACGGTGATCCGTCGGACGTTCTGTCCACGGCAATTCTGCCAGTGAGTCTCAAAGGTTGGCTTGATGACAAGTTCAGTCTCAATGCCAAGCCGGCCAAGCAAGTGCCGCTACCCAAAGCGGCGTAGTTGAGTAAACTCCTTTCCTCAGTGAGCAAGACTCACTGGGGAAGGAATTGAGAGCGCGAAGTAGCACACAAGGGAAACGGAGGAAAGCAAGGTCCGGATCGGGCACAGTACCGATCCGATCAACGCACGATAGCCTTGCCAGTACCCCGAAAACTCCGGTCATCGGGCGATCCGCTCCGTAACAGGATGGGTCTGTACCGGCGGATAGTACCGTGGCAGAACTACGGGAAACCTGAACGCCAACGAAAACTTTCCCTTGAGCCAATCGGCGCCCGGATCATTCTTGTGACGTGCGCTTAGGACTTGGCAGACGTGGTTAGACGGCGTGGCCACTTGAGGGTTTCGGCAGGCCGGTGTCAAGGTGGACGTAGCTTCACAGCACGACTCCGCCCTGGTGCAAGAGGGTTTCGATGTACGTCTCCGACGTGCGCCTACAACCTCGCAAATCACTGGCTTCGCTTCAG